CCAGCGTCAGAAACAAGTTCTGAAGCAACTGATACAAGAGCACCGTACTTCTCAGCACCAAGGGTGATTGATGAGAAGGTTGGGTTGCTTTCGGTGATTGCTGAACCAGCAGCTACTGAACCTGCAGATGAGGTTGCGGTAACGGTTGGGATAACAAGGTTCTCACCTGAAGCGGTGTTGAAAACCTCTGAGGTGGTAAGCATTGGGCCAACCAACTGAGCGATTTCAAATACACGGTTGTAGAAAGACTGACCAACGGTGTTTGCTGATGGTACAAGAGCTGCACGGGCTTCACGAGCGAACTCGTGTCCACGCATCTCGCCACGAGCGATAGCACGAAGTAGGTCAGCGTCACCCTGACGGGCTGCCTCTACTGATGGAACGAATGATGATTCGGTCATTGAAGCTGCACGAGCCTCAACCTTTTCAGCAGTCGCAATAGCAGCGTCACGGGCTTCAATGTCTGCCTCTAGACGGTCAATCTTCTGTAGATCCTCAGCGTTGAGTCCACGCTTCTCAGACTCAGCAAGGTCAATGACCTCACGCATCTGAGCAACTAGGTTGCTGCGAACCTCAGCCTGAGTTTTAATGAACTCTGACATGATTCTCCTTAAATAAAGTTAATAGATGTTTCTGCCGAGCAAACTCAGAACAGACTTGAGGCCGAGCAAACTCAGAACCTGTAATAATCCTACAACCGATTTGTATGTTTTTAACAATAAAGAACCCCCTAGCAGGAAAAGGGGAAAAACCTGCTAGGGGGAGAAGAAACAGCCTATAAAGGGTGGCTATCGTGTTTCTTTTGCGCTGGCGATGCGAACTTCTTTGGCCGCAACACCAGACTTCTCAATGTCTTTAATAAGATCAGCGATTACACCAGACTCAGGTGCACCAGCAATCTCGTTAATAACCTTTACTGCTACTTCAATTTCATCTTTAGTAGGCATTAGAGTCCTTTCATAATTAGATCTAGTTTTTTCTTCTTGAGGGCAAGAATGTCGCCATCAACTTCTTCAACCTCAACAGTTTTGGTTAGTTTGCCAATAACATCAGCAACCAACGCACCCTGCTCTGGTTCAAGTTCTTCACCTGACTCAATGCGTAGTAGAGCGTCAGCTAGAGCGTCAGCCGAAATGGTGTCGCCTGAACGGACTGAAACTGTACCTGAAGTTTGTTCGTAGGCTGGGGTGCTAACTAGGCTGACCTCAAAAAGAGTTACATCTTCTAGATAACGGGTTGAACCGTCAGCAGTCCAAGAATCTTTTTTAACCGAGAAACCAAACGACATTGAATCAATGACACCTGTGCGAACCAACTCGCTAATGTCACGACCAAGAGTAGTGTCAGGTAGTGTTGCGGTGACCTTGAGTCCACGCTCATCCTCAACAAGTTGCAACGAACCATTACGGGTTGAAGCCAACGGGTTAGAGGTGTCGTGATTCCACAACAGCATCATACGGTTGCGTGATTGTAGCGAACGCTTGAAAGCACCAGGCATCACAATCTCAGTAAAAGGCAACGGTTCAGACGGCTGATTGAACACAGACGCATAACCAGTAAAGGTACGCCCATCTCCAGCTGCACGAAGTTCAATGTGGTTAGTGCGAACCTCGCCCTTACCCAATGCACGACCCTCGACAGTACCCTCTAAACGGGCTTTGATAGCATAAGCAGCCCGTAGCCACTTGGCTCGTGCCTCTTGCTCAATAACAGGTTCAATCATTCTCTTACCTTCTTGTTCTGCTCTAATTCTAGCAACAACACTTTCAGCATAAGTCAAAGCCCTCTCAGCACCACGCTTAGACGGGCCAGAACCCCAAAGCAAGTGTGCAACCACACCAGCAGACGGATAATTCTCAGAATCAGGATCTGCATTAGGCGAATCCAAATCACCAAGGTGTCTAGCAATCCAAGCAGCTACACGAATCCACTTATCATCAGAAACACGACCCTCAGCCATGTCACGAGCCTCACGGATAGTCTTTTCAACAAGACCATCACCACCAAGACCCTGTTCGTAGTATTCCAAACCTCTACGAGCTGCTGCTCTCATGTAAGCAGGTGCACTTTGGTCAATTTCACGGTATTCAGACTCAACTTCGACAGTTTCATCAACCATAGGCTCTGATTCTGGCTCAATCTCCTCTGAAATCAACTCAGGGCGAGCAACTTTCTCAAGTTTGAAGATGTTTAGGATCATCATCTTGTCAGTTTGGCTAAAAACACCATCTTCTTGGTCATAAATACGCAAAACAGCGTATTCGCCCTCAACCATAACGATTTCAGCCAAGATTTCAGGGTCAAGGACATTCCAAGACACATAATCGCCAACATTTAGCGAGTCAATGGCAGCTCTTTCGCCCTCAAACGGTTCATCATCGCTGATAGAAATGGCAACAGCCTGGTCAATGGCTGATTCTTTGGTGGTATGGCAACCGTAGTAGCCGTCACCATCATCAACAACAGCCCAACCAGATCCACATTCAGGGTGACCTTCGGTAATAAAGTATGGCATTAGTCAATCCTCATAACTGCAAGTTTGTTGCTATTTATTGATGAAACGGCATTAATCGTTGCCAAAGGAGGTAATTCCATTGTCAATTCTTCGCCAGCGTTCAAAACATACGAATCATTGATGGTTTCTAGCCAAATACGGTTGTATCCGTTGTAATGCTCGCTGAAACCCAACTGGAAAAACACATTAGTAGTCTGGTTACCTTGGTTTAAGAAAGTCATACCATACTGTGTATTAGGGACTAGAGTGTGGATCTTTGTGCTTGACATTTCACCACCACCTTGGTTGCTGGCAGTAACAAAGTCGGCACTTACAACAGTTCCACCCGTAATAGATGAAGCGGCAGACAGAACAGCATTATGGGCATCAGAATAGTTGCGGTTTAGGTTTCTAGCAGGGATAGCACTACCAGTTGTGGTAATAGTTGAACCCTCAGTAAGGGTCGCATAGATAGAACTAGAATCGCTAACGATTGAGTAGAAATCAAACTGTGCACCAGTAGCACCAGCAGTCATAGAAAAATACGCTGAAGCACCAGCTGCAACGCTAAACTGTCGGCTCAGAACATAAATGTAACCATCACGGGCATACCCATCAACCGTTGCTGGCTGAATGTTCTTGACGGCATACTTTGCATAGTCTGCTGTAGGAGCAACAACAGTCACAGGCGTAGTACCTACGCTGTAAACCTTTTGGCTGATAGACACTATGCCTCGTAAACGCTCTCAGGATCTTCAGGATTAATCATTGCAACAGACTGAACCTGAACAGACGGAACACCTGTGTGCTCAATGTCAGGTAGACCAAGTTTGGCAAGAACATCAGACGGAGTAAACCCAGCATCAATCAACTTCTTAGCCATAGTGACCTTCTCCTGCTCCTCAACAAGGTAAGCAGCTGACAAGTTCACATTGGCAAGAGGCACACGGTAAGCCTGACCCAAACCTTCAGGTACAGGAGTTAGATCCTCAAGAGTACGCACAGCATCAATGTTCAACCAACCAGTTTGAATTGCTGAGTTGTAAGCAGTTACACGGCTGTTAAAGTCGCCACGGAGCAGACCATCAACATTGAACTTTAGGAAAGCATTGTTTGGTAGCAACTGGCTGTGAGCCCACTCAAGTTTTTCAATGTATGGGCGTAGCGTGTGGGTTACGAACTGAATAGCGTTCTGTTCCACAGACGCATAACTCTGTGTACCTGGAATACCCATGAACGAAAGAGGAATGTTGAACAGGCGAGCGATTTCCTCAACCGCAAAACGGCGAGATTCCAAGAACTGAGCTGCATCATTAGGAACAGTAGTTTGCTTGTAAGTTGCACCACCAGAAAGAACACCAGTACGGTGTGCTTTACGGAAACCACGGTGGCGAGAATCAAACGCCTCAGACAAAGCCTTCGACTGGTCAGCAGTCAGAATAGGGCCAGGGAACTCGATAATGCCGTTAGTGGTAGCACCTGAACCAAAGAAACGAGCTGCATACGACTGCAACGCTGAAGCAACACCCAAAGCGTCAGACAGTTTGTCTACACGGCTCATACCACGCAACGAACCAGGCTCAAGCATGTCGGTGATGTGTA